GTCAGCGAAGAAATGATGGAAGCCTCACAAACAATACACCCAACCATAGGAGAACCACTCCTAGACGTATTCCGAAACCTAGACATAGAAAAAACAATCATCGGAACACTACTAACCGAAGCCCTCGCATTCAAATTCGTCTCAACAACAGACTACGACGAAGAAATATACACCTGGATGACCTACAAACTCACAGGACTAGACCAACAATGAACAACATCATCACACGCCTCCAAAACGCCCGCCCCATCGGAATAGACGACAAAACCCTCCTCCACGACGCCATCACCGAAATACAACACCTACAAAAACAAATCGAACAAGCACCCCAAAACGAAGCAAAAATCTGGAAAGAAACCGCGCGCCTACTCATAACAAACCTAATCCACGGCTCCCAAACAAAACCCCACCAAGAAGCCAACGACCTAACAATCGAAACGTACCTACAATTCGCCTACAACAAAACAAAAAACAAAAAATGACACTCACAATCCTCGCCTACACGCTACCAATCACAATCATCACCATCGCCCTACTAATAACCAAAAGGCACCCATGAAAACACCACACCAAATAACACTAGAACCCTGGGAATACGAACACGCCTCCAACATCGGCATACGCCGCTACACAGCAAACTGGGAAAAACACGACGCAAAACACTACGACCCAGCACGCATGGAAGACAACCGCACCGCACAAGTCGCCGCCACAATCAGCGAACTAGCAGTCGCAAAACACACCAACCGATACTGGTCAGGACACGTCTGGACCCCACAACAACACAACCACTACCGCAACATCCCAGACGTAGGCCACAACATCGAAGTACGACGCATCCGCACCAGAAACACCGTGGCAGTAAGAAAACACCAACTCGGAAAAGGACTCGTACTCTGGGCCGCCCGCCCAATACCACCAGAATTCAGAACCGTAGAACTATACGGCTGGATCAAATACGACGAAGCATGGGAAAAAGGAACGCCCGCCGACTACGCCCCCGAAACCACCCGTCTATTCCCCGTAGAGGAACTTGCTCTTTAGTAGCGGTGGTCACGGTTTGGATAAATCTATCTGAAATGTTGCCTATAGGGCTGGCATTTGGCTCCCCACGGATATGAGAAGAGTCCGAAAAAAGCCCCGCTTGCTCAAAATGGGGGTGGGTTATCCATATGTTGTCCACAGGTTTGTCCACAGCCTCGCAAGTTATCCACAGTTGTGTATATCCCTGTGGATATTGCGTGGCATGAGTGTGGCATGAGTGTGGTGTGTCAGTTGTGTTACGGTTTCGGTCATTGCTTGACAATGTGTAACTGTTGCTGTATTCTATGTTCATGAAGTTGCTACGACATATTGCTGATGAGATAGGGATTGATCCCTGGGACATTGACCTTGCCTATGTTAGGTACCATGTCGCCATGTATGAGCAGTCACCTGTTAGCCGTTACCGTTGGGGTTCGCCATGCCGTTTCGTTAGGAGCATTGATGTGATGTTTCATGTCGTGTTGCCTGAGATGCTTGCTGAGCGTCACCCTGTGTGGGCCTGCTACTTGCGTACCACGTCGCCGAGGTGGGGTCATGCTTGGAGGGGTTGGTAATCATGGCGAGCGCTTCACAGTCCGAGAGATACGAAAGGGGAAAGCAATGTTTGTGATAGTTCCGAAACTTCTTGCCGATCAGGTCAAGCGTTATGAGAGCCTCGCTAGTGAGGTAGTGAATGACGCTATTGACAGAGGCGACGAGGAATACGCTGAGGGCATCCTCGATGATGTTGTCTATCAGGTGAGGGCTGAATGGTTTGAGACCTGTTGTGTGGGTTTGTTCTGCCCTGGTCAGAGAGAGTTGAGGGGTCAGGTGACGTTCGCTGAGAACGGCTACATGCACTATGTGCGCTTCACTGAGTATGGCTATTCGTATAGGTACAGCCGTGTTCTCTGAGTGTTCCTGCCTAGCCTACGTCGCCTCTCTATGAGGAAGGCCACATAGCCGAACGTTGCTGCCAACACTGCACCTAAGGTGTAAGAGAACGCAAGCAGTACGGCAATAAGCCCTAACCTGCGGGTAACCATCCCAATACGGGGGTCAAGGATAGGGCTTCTCATTTCGTATCAGTACCCCGGGTCATCAAACTTGTACTGCTGATCAGGACAAAGGATGATGATCGCCGCGGCGACTATGGCGGAGATGAATTCAGGGTCAGGGTTGTCGTTCACTGCTGTGCTGACATCGTAGGCGCTACCGCCGTCACGCAGGAAGTCACAGGTCAGAATGCCGGTCTCAATGACTTCAGAGTCAGGCAGTAAGAGGGGGCCGGTCATTGACTCTACGGCGATGATGAAGTCCTCTGTGGTGCCTGGCGTGAACGCTGGCTCGGTCGTTGGGGGTGCTGTAATCGGGGCTGTCGTGGTGGGTGCAGGTGTGCTTGCTGGTTCTGCTGTGACGTAGACGGTTTTGGTTCCACACGCAGTGAGAGCAACCAAAGCGATTGCGGGGATGAGTGCTATTTTCGTTTTCATTGGTTTCCTTGGTCTCCTGCTGTATTCAACTTTTCGACAACTTTTACTGCATCCTTGAGAGACTTCTCCCAATATCTAGGTGGTTCGGGGTCTCCCTGATACATGGTTTCGAAATATGCGATTGCAGCAAAAAGTGCTTGCCGCTCCGGTTCCGTGACTGTAATTGTTTGTGACTTAGTCATTACCATTTTTCCTTCTGTAGTACTTATCATCGATTATAACGAATCAGTGAACATTTGTCAAGTTTATACTAAAGGTCGTATTGCATGAAATAGCCCGAACTTTCATGCAACCCCACCGCCATAGCCAAATGGTATGCGTCCCTCTCCTCGGGCAAATCAGCCTTAGGGATAGACAGCATCTTCTGAGACAGAGCGATATAGCCGTCATTACGAAGAATCGACGCATCCTCACTATGCATAATCACACCCCACTCCACCTCACGCCCGAACGCAACCCTAAACGGCACAGCACACAAACTCACCCCATCAGACTCCACGTGGTTGATAGTCAAGCACTCATTGACAGAGGCCGCCCCATTCGCATACTCCTCAGCCAAATCGAAATCCCTCGTCTCATCAGGCTCCCGAGACACATACCCCTCAGCGATCAGAGTAAACGAATCACAATGAAAACCCCTGCGCATCACCAAACAAGCATCAGCAGTCCGACTAATCTTCTCGTCCTCATCCGAATCCCACGACAAATCCATCTGAGCAACACAGACCAGCCTGTCCTCATCCCACCCCAAAATGTTCATAGCCAGTTCCTCCCCCACCCCAAACTCCTTAACGATCTCCGTCTTGGCCGACTGCCCTACAGCAAGAGCCAGCCCTATCTTGTCAAGTACATCTGGGTAAAAACCTTCCATGAGAAAACACACTAGCCGTGGAGGTGGTTTAGTAGTGTATGTCCCCTACAGGGAGCCGCGTTGGGCTAACCTACCCTCATGAGCACAGACAAGAAACCCATCAAAAAGGCAACCGCAAAGAAGAAGGCTCCAGCCAAAAAGGTCGTAGCAAAAAAGACGACAGCCAAGAAGCCCGTCGCCAAAAAGAAGGCTACACCGAAAGCAAAGGCGGCACCAAAAGCAAAAGCGGCCTCCACCGAAAATGAATCCGTAGAAAACGACTACATCGTTGTGCGAGCAAACGACGTGAAGAAAAAGACCTTGCGCGAGCGAATGCTACTTTGGTTTAGCCGCTGAAGAACGAAACACGAAACCGCACTGAACACACTTTTCAACCCACGGAAACGACTTCCTAAACTGGCGGGGATGCTTACAGTCAAGCACATCGGAAGCAGCAGCATTAGCCGCCTTACGCAAAAAGTCGCTAAGAGTAGAACCATCCCTATCGGAAGCCTCTTTCCAGCGTTCGTGATCCTCCTCAGACACGCGAATCAACACCTGCTTAGTCGCAGTAGCGCCGGACTCAACACCCGTATTCGCTTTCTTTGTCGGGGCAAGAGTTTCCGCAACCTTGGCCATAGCCGCCTCAATATTGTCATGCTTGTCCATAAACAGTTTCTTCTCCTTCATCATCGGCCACGTCGGCAGTATCAGCCTCAATCTGAGCGAGACTTGGCAACTCCTTCATGGAACCACCCAGCATCTCGCGCACCATTTCAAGCGGCAAAACCCCGGAAGTTCCCATAAGTTCCAACAACTGCTTCGCTTCGTTCTCGGGGCTAAACGCATCAACAGCAGCAGGTCCGCTCGAGGCAGCGCCAGCGAGAACAGCACGAGGGCCACCATCAACGTTCTCTACTGTGAGGCTGATGTTGTTTTGTTCCATTCCGAGCAGTTTAGCCCGAGCCATCATGATCGCCCGCACCTCTGCTACGGCCTTCAGGTCAGGCTCAACAGATACTTCCGTTCCGTCGTCCATGCGTACTTTGCGATGTTGAGTGAGGGGCCAGATCGCCTGCTGAAGGGCATCGTACCTTTCTAGTTCCATCCGGAGAACTTCCGGGTAAGACATTAAGGCTTCTTTGTTGAGTTTTTCTAGTTGTCGCTTAATGGCCGCCGTAACTGATTTCGACGAAATGTCAAACCTTCGTCCGATTTCGGCGATAGACACACCGGCTTGCCTCATGCGAAATATCATTAGATCTCGCTCAGCAAGGAACTCTTTAGTTAAACCTTGACCAGTCATGTGTCGGCCCTCATAAACTCTAAAACATCAAAAGGAAAAACTTTCCCTCTTTTCATTTTAGTCGGCCACTCACGCCTGTCACGAGCACCTCGGAAATGCTTGACCTCATACACAAATCCCTCATCCGAAGTCGGATCAGGCTGAAGGCTAATACCAAACTCCGGCCAGCGTGACCACACCGCTGAACCGAAAGGACGTAAGTCGCGAGTGGAAATACCCGATCCAAGTGGCGCGTGATGCTCAAACCACATTGCGCACTTGAAGTATTCGCGTAACGTGTCAAAGTACTTTGCGACCTCAATAGCAATCGCTTCACTTGTCCTTCCGCCAGGGTCAATGAACGACTTGTAAACCGGCCCGAGGAAAACAATGTCAGGACGAACCTGCTCCATCACGTCCTCAATCATCAGTCTGTCGCTTATCTTCAGCAGGTCGATGCCGTCAGGTTTAATCAAAAGTTTGGCCGATGGTTTCAGTTTATGGCCGTGACTGAGTGCCGACATCCAAATGTTCTTTGATGTTCGCCGAATGATTCTCTCAGGGTTCTCCAAGTCAATCATCAAAGTTTTCATTGCAGGCATCTTCGTGAACTTGAATGGGTGTAGCCCCGCAGCAGTGCACAACGCCACCTGGCGAGCCAACATCGTCTTGCCGACACCCTCGGCTGCGACGACCATCACCCGTTCCCCGCGCTCGAGTAGATTAGGGATCACCCAGTCATACTCGTCGTTTTCCTCTTCTTGAATAAAAGAGTCCCACTCAACGAGCCTAAAGTCGTTTTTTACACCCTCTGATTTGCCGTCAAGCGTCCTGATAATAACCTCGGCCCGGGTCACCTTAGTAATGTCCGAATAATCAGGGTTATCAAAAACCTGTTTGATCTTGTCAAGAGCCAAGTCGTAAAGGTTCGGTTCGGGCACAATGCTGTCAGCGCTAAACTTAACCAGGTCGCTCAACTGTAGACCGGCATTAATCATGTCTGTGAGGTCTTTGTGCCCCTCTGGGATTCGCAACTTTACGAGCGCCCCAGCCTGCTTCAATGCCTCTGCTACATCACCGGCGTGCTTCCGGCCCACCTGGTCGTTGTCGGCCACGACAATAACCTTTGCCCCAGCAAGAGCCTCAGTGTGAATCTCTTTCCATTTGCCAGCACCTCCCGGCATGGTTGTCGCCACATAGCCCATTTCGTTGAGGGTGTCAGCATCCTTCTCCCCCTCCACAACCCAGATGACCTGCTCGTTGGCTTTGGCATCCAAAACACGTGGAAGGTTGTACAGAACGGGGCTAACGCCGTCGAGGTTGTATACCCATTCCCCAGACTCGGCCTTGCGTCGCTGCCTGAACGTTTTCTTCCCAGAATCATCAACAAACCGCTGTTTCTGAAACAACAACCGACCGTTTTCGTCGGTGTAGTCATAGTTCTTGACATGAGTAAGTTTCTGCTTTTCCGGCCTAGTTGTCTTTGGCATTAGTTCGCTCACGGCCATCCCCATGGAGTCGCATATTGCGTTTACGTCACAAGGAACACCCCGGTGACAAGTTACGAGAACTCTCCCGTCTCCCCCCTCGTTGATAGAAAGTGAAGGATTGTTGTCGTCATTGCGACATGGGCAACGGGCAGACCAGCCAACACCATTTTTGCGTACATCACGTAGCCTGGAGAGAAAGTTTTCTACCTCTGGCGATGCTGGAGTCCAGGATGTCATTTAGGGAGCAACCCTACCATTGTCTAGCCAGCACTGATATGTGACGGGCATGATTGTTGAGAAGTGGCTTTCCATTGCGTCGGAGAAGTCTCGTATCTCTTTTTGTGCTGTTGGGTGACCTCGTAGTGCCATGAAGTGCATGAGGGAGCGAGCGTTGCAGGTTGCGTAGAACTCTGTGAACATTCCGACTGGTAGCACCATTCTTGCCATTTCTTTGGCTACGCCGATTTCAAGCAAGGCTGAGTACGCTCCGTAACTGTTTCTGTACGCCTGGTTTACTACCTCTTGTGCTTCTACTGCGAGTTCTACGTCTAGGGCTTCGAACACGTATTTCCCAGGGGAGCCTACTTGTGTCCTGAAATCGCTTTCTTCGGGGATGAAGGCTTCTGCTTCCATCTTTGTGTAGCGAGCAGAGAACTCGTTGTATGACCAGCCGATTCTGTGGCGGAACCATTCTCTTGCCACGAAGATGGGGGCTTTGATGTGGAACCTGATCGAGTTGTGTTCGAATGGTGTTCCGTGTCGTTCCCGCATGAGAAAGTTGATTAACTTTTCGTCTGCGGGGCTCATTTCTTCGATGCGTTTGCCGAATGACACTCGTGCGCTGTTTACTACGCTGAGGTCGTCGGCCATGAAGTCGTCTAGACGGACAAACCCTCCGCCGTTAATGTCTATCTGTATTGCAGTGCTCATTTGGCTCCCTCTAGAAGTTGTCGGACTGATTTTTGTAGCATGGGACGGAATCCGGCTCGCCTTCCATTTCTTTCTATTGGGGAGAGTCCTCCCCAGATGCCGTATCTTTCGTTGGTTGTGAGGGCGTAGTCGAGACATTTGAGACGAACTGGGCATGATCCGCATATTTTTTTTGCTAGTTTTGCGTTCTTTTTTCCTTTTACTGATTTGTAGTCGTCCAGATACCAGATGCTGGGGTCTTCCCCTCGGCATTTTCCTTCTGCTGCCCAGTCGTCGTAGTTGATCATTTGGTTTCTCTCCTTAAGTTTGAAGATGGTAAGAGTAACAGGGGGGTGTGTCAAGGTTTATTTTCATCTATTTTTGTGACTATGTCCTCTATCTCCTGTACTGATAGAAACACAAGGCCGTATGAAAGTTTGAGTTCGCCGTCTTCGTCGGTGGTTGCGATATCCACTGCATCTACCTGAACTTGAAAGTGTGATGCTACTTCGGCGCGAATCTTGGCGATTTTGCTTTCGGTTACTGCAAGGCGCGATCCGGTTGGGTCTAGGAAGTCTTCGTTGTTTGGCGGGGCTGGTCGTGTGGTGGCGATGCTTGTCATTGTTTTCGCCTGATCTTCTGCTACGACGCAGAGGGCGCAGGCGATGACTTTGGTTGGTGCGATGCGTTTGCGGATGTCGGTGTGTCCACATGAGAGTAGGTGGTGGTATTCGACTCTTCCCCATGGCCCGATTTTCTCTATTTGTAGTACGTCTCGGCGGGGGGCTGATTTTTTGTTGACTTTATCTTTTCGGCTTGACATTTCCATTTACCTACTGTATAATGGTTATCAACTAATACTAACTTGTTGGAAGGAGCCGACATGGATTACATTGACTTCGTATTGGAATCAACCAGGTACTACAACAGCAACAGAGCCGACTACCGATTCGGGCAGGCTGTATACAACAAACTGAACGAAATACGTCCAGACATAGCAAACAAAATTATCGGAACCCAACTAGATCCGTACTACAAAACCAGCGTCGAAACAAACGTGTGGGAATTTATCCGCAAAAACTGGTGAACCCCGAGGGTATTAGCCCCGGGGTCACAGACATCAGAACGGCTCGTCGTCTTCGGCGAAAGACTGCGACACCGATGCCTTAACGGCAGAGCGAGGACGTTGCGTCTTCTGCTCAACCTGGGCGTTGCCGGAACCACCAGGTCCACGACGACGCTCCATGTTTTCAATTGACTTGGCGGCCACCGCAACTTCGTCGGCCAGGATTTCAACCTTGCTTCGCTTGGCCCCAGTGTCCTTATCATCCCAGGATCGCTGTTCCAAACGTCCAGTTACGATAACCCGAACCCCCTTATCAAGGACGCGTGCTACGTCCTCGGCAAGATACCTCCAGGCAACAACATCAAAAAATGATGTCTTTTCCTGCTTTTCCCCTGCGGCGTCAGTCCAATAATGACTTACAGCAACAGAAAAAGTTACTTTCGGACTGCCATTATCCAGGAACTTTAGTTCCGGCAAAGCGGTCACGTTACCAATAATTGTAATTGGCGATGCTGACATTCGTATCCTCCTAATCGTTCCCCATTGCGGGGTGGCAGGTACGATAGCAGGTTCATGCTATTTTGTCTACATGATCAAAAATATTTATGAGGCCCGTGCAGTAATCGTTGAAAAGATTCGTGACCTACTCTTTGAAATGGCTGACGGGGATTACGATTCCGTTGACCCAGATTTGCTTAAAACCTACTTCGGTCAACTTGCCGACAAGATCGTAGAGAGTATCGGACTGACCATTATTGACATAAAAGACGGTGTTGTTATAGCGTCTCTTTTATCGGAGAATCCCATCATCAGTCATTTAATTGATTAATCTACATTAAGGATTTCGTCAATTATTTCGCCGAGCACATGAGATGCTTCTTCGCTAGTTTTCTCCATAAAGTCAGACCATTGCTCCGTTAGTTGAATGTCCTCAAAAACGTACTCGTCGAAAACACCGTAATGATTAAAGATGTAGTTGTCAACTTCACCTCTATCTATCAAAACCATAGATGCAAAATTGCCACGATCATCAATCGCCCTCAACAGTTCACCCAACCCATCAACGCCGAACTGTCCATGAATCTGCCCGACAATCCTCCGACACAAC